GACAACACATAGGAGCTCTCACTGGGTTTCTCAAATCAATGGCGTATGGGATGAGACTGGTAAGACCAACTCGTGTCATAGTAGTATTTGACGGTAGGGGTAGCTCAACAAACAAGCGCTACCTCTATCCAGAATACAAAGCTCACAGAGGACTCAAGCGTATTACAAACTGGGACATGTTTGATTCTCTAGAAGAAGAAGGCGATGCCATCAAGAACCAGCTTCTGAGGCTCGTGGACTACTTAAAATGTCTACCCATAGATCTACTATCCATAGACAAAATAGAGGCAGACGATGTCATAGGATATATCGCAAAACGCATTGGAGATGAGGTAACAATCATGTCATCAGACCGAGATTATCTCCAGCTTGCATCAGACAGAGTCAGCATATACTCACCTACAAAAAAGAAGTTTTACGGATCAAAAGATGTACTCAAAGAATATGAGGTCACATCAAACAACTTCTTAGTCCAGAAAGTATTACTCGGAGACAAAGGAGATAATGTACCTGGCGTAAAAGGATTAGGCATAAAGACTTTGCTAAAACATTTTCCAGAATTGGGAGAATCACATACTATTAATCTAGAGCATGTCTTAGATAAATGTAAGGATAGTAAAACACCAATGCTTAAAAAGATATACGACTTTAGAAGTCAATTACATATCAATAGGCAACTCATGGACTTAGACGAACCTAACATACCAGAAGATGCAAAGGTAGAAATAGACCAGATGATGATCGAGCCAAACAAGCAGTATTATCCTTCAGAGTTTACAGAATTATACAACGAAGATCAACTTGGACAAAGCATCACAAACGTACCTTCTTGGCTGTTTACAAACTTCAAATATTTAGCAGAATACAAATAAATCAACATAAAAAGTTATGGCACAATTAAACACGCTTAACGCGTATGGTTCGGGGTTCCAAGTAAAAGTATTATCAAGTCTACTCAAGCACAAAGAGTTTCTTCAGACGATCAATGACGTAGTAGAACCTGAAATGTTTGACTCTCCAGCATCACAGTGGATAGTAAAAGAGGTGCTAAGATATTACTATAAGTACCACACAACTCCATCACTAGAATTTCTACAAGTCGAAGTAAAGAAGATCGACAATGAAGTTCTTAAAGTTTCGGTAGCAGAGCAGTTAAAAGAGTCACTCAAAGCTGCAAATGAAGACAGAGATTATATCGAGCAGGAATTCTCTGGATTTTGTAAGAATCAGCAACTCAAAAAGGCGCTTCTAAACTCAGTAGATCTTTTAGGCAAAGGTCAGTTTGAAGACATACGTTCAATGATTGATAGGGCACTTAAAGCCGGTGCAGATAAAAACATAGGACACGAGTACGACAAGGACATTGAGCAGAGATACAGAGAAGATGATCGTGCAGCAATTCCAACACCATGGGCACATATCACAGAACATCTTATGGGTGGACTTGGCAGAGGCGATCTTGGTCTTGTATTTGGTGGACCAGGCTCAGGTAAGTCATGGTTCTTGGTAAATCTTGGAGCATTTGCAGTTCAAGCAGGTTACACAGTAGCACATTATACACTAGAACTATCAGACATCTACACAGGCAAAAGATATGACTCTGTATTTACTGGAATTGATTTTAAAGAGGTTCACAAGCACAGAGAGACAGTAGATCAGACAGTACAAAACCTTCCAGGCAAACTTATAGTAAAAGAGTTTCCAATGGGCAAGACTACTGTAAATGCCATAGAGTCTCACATAAGAAAATGCACAGATCTTGGACACAAACCAGATCTTATCATCATTGACTATATTGATCTTTTAAAGTCAAACAGAAAGTCAGTCGATATAAAGGATGAGATCGATGACGTATACACTGCAGTAAAAGGCATGGCAAGAGAGTTGAATACTCCAATATGGTCAGTGTCTCAAGTAAACCGCGCTGGAGCTAAGGATGACATCGTAGAAGGTGATAAGGCAGCAGGTTCATACAATAAAATCATGATCGCGGACTTCATCATGTCACTATCAAGAAAGAGAGCAGATAAACTCAATAAGACAGGCCGAGTACACATCATGAAGAATAGATACGGACAAGACGGTATGACTTACAATGCTCAGATAAATACAGATAATGGTAGTATAAAGATTGATGATAGTGAGCTTACCGAAGAAGAAATACAGACGATGCAAGCTCAGACAAACGGACAATTTAAAACAACCGATAAATCAAGCTTGACTTTCGAAGAAAAATCCATATTGAGCAAAAAGTTTTTTGAGCTTTCGAAATAATTTGCCGATATTTATTGATACAAAGAAAACGAACAAAACATGGCAAATTTTTTAATAGACTTGTTTAAGAAGGCTACTAAGCCAGATGGCTATAGAACTACTCAAACTCCTACAAAGTATAATGATAGTATTGCAGCTCTAAACGCAACTAATCAATCAGCTCCTACTACTTCAAAGCTGGATAAAGCTCTGGTTAATGCTCCAGCCGCTTCTGGAAATACTATAGCTCCAGGTAAGTAAATTTTAAGGTAAATTATCTCCAATCAATTGATAGGCGCCATCCCGGCGACCTACGTTATAAACTATTCTCAAAACTTTAGAAAAAATGAATATTGCACAAGAAATACTATCGGATATCACCGTACACATGAAGTATTCGAAGTACCTTCCAGAATTTAAAAAGCGTGAATCCTGGACCGAATTGGTAGACAGAAACAAAGAGATGCACCTCAAAAAATATCCCCAGCTTGAAGCAGAGATAGAAGAGGCGTACAAATTGGTATACAGCAAGAAAGTATTACCATCGATGAGATCACTTCAGTTTGGTGGAAAGCCAATTGAGATCTCACCAAACAGGGTTTACAACTGTGCATATCTTCCGATCGATGACTTGCATGCATTCTCTGAGACGATGTTCCTACTGCTTGGTGGAACTGGTGTTGGCTTTTCAGTACAGACACATCACGTAGAAAAACTCCCAGAGATCAGAAAACCAAATCCAAAGAAGCATAAAAGATTCCTAGTAGGTGACTCAATAGAAGGTTGGGCAGATGCGGTTAAAGCAGTGATCAAATCCTATTTCAAAGGTGGATCTACTATTAACTTTGACTTCTCAGACATCAGACCAAAAGGCGCAATGCTGGTAACTTCTGGAGGTAAAGCACCAGGACCTCAGCCGCTAAAAGAATGCTTGCTTAAATTAGAAGGCATACTAAGTCAAAAAGAGGACGGCGACAAGCTGAGCTCTATAGAGGTGCACGACATGGTTTGTCACATCGCAGACGCAGTTCTTGCAGGTGGAATCAGAAGAGCAGCACTCATATCACTTTTCTCTGCTGATGATGAGGAGATGATCGCATGCAAGTCAGGAAATTGGTGGGAACTTAATCCACAGAGAGGCAGGGCAAATAACTCAGCAGTACTTCTAAGGAATAAAATCACACAGGAATTCTTTATGGATCTGTGGGAGAAGATCAAGAACTCAGGATCAGGCGAGCCAGGTATCTACTTAAGCAATGACAAAGATTGGGGTACAAATCCATGTTGTGAGATTGCACTCCGCCCTTATCAGTTCTGTAATCTGTGTGAGGTAAATGTATCAGACGTAGTAGACCAAGAAGATCTTAATACAAGGGTAAAAGCCGCAGCACTCATCGGCACACTTCAAGCAGGATATACAAACTTCCACTATCTTCGCTCAGTATGGCAGAAGACCACAGAAAAAGAGGCCCTTATCGGTGTAGGTATGACTGGTATTGGATCAGGTGTAGCACAGAAACTCAATCTTGAAGAGGCAGCAAAGCACGTAAATGAAACCAACGCAACGATCGCAAAGATCATCGGTATCAATCCAGCTGCAAGGTGTACAACAATCAAACCATCAGGCACATCATCTTTAGTGCTGGGAACGTCATCAGGCATCCACGCTTGGCATAGTGAGTACTACATTAGAAACGTTCGTGTTGGAAAGAATGAAGCAATCTACACATACCTGAGCATACACCACCCAGAACTTGTACAGGACGAATATTTTAGGCCGCATACCACAGCCGTAATCTCAGTTCCACAAAAAGCACCAGAAGGATCAATACTCAGAACCGAATCAGCACTCGATCTTCTTGAGAGAGTAAAGCTATTCTACAAAGGATGGATCAAGCCAGGACATAGAACAGGACAGAATACGCACAATATCTCAGCAACAATATCGATAAAAGAAGATGAGTGGGAAGCAGTAGGACAGTGGATGTGGGAAAATAAAGCATTCTACAATGGACTTTCTGTACTGCCTTATGATGGTGGATCTTATATTCAACCACCTTTCGAGGATTGCACAAAGGAAAAATATGAAGAAATGATGAAGTCACTCACTAATATAGATCTGGACATGGTCATAGAAATGGACGACAATACAGACCTCAAAGATCAAGTTGCTTGTGCTGGCGGAGCTTGCTTAGTTTAGTGATATTTATAAAATATGATAAAACTCATAGATTTACTCACAGAGAAATATAACATTTCCAATAAACAAGCGGAAATGTTATATTTTTTAGCGCATGATAAAAAGCATGTATCAAAATACGCTGATGAGATAAACAATGTGATAAAATCTAATTCAGAGGATTGCCCAATTCCTTTATATAGGGGTTTTGGATTAAAGTATAATATAGGAACTTTATCTACTGGAAAGTATATTGGACAAGTATTTACGATAGGAGATATATTAAGCATGTCTGAGAATATTAAAATTGCGAAAAATTTTGGTAAAGATTCAGGGATAATAATGAAAGTTGTAGACGGGTTTGGTTTTTGCTATTGGAAATGGTACATAGAACAATTAAAGTCGCCATCACAATCAGATTTAGATCTCATAGACGTATTGTCAAAAGAAAAAGAATGGTTATTATCAAAAGAGTCAAAATTTAAAATACAAGATGTACAATCCACAGAAGGATATAGTATGATAATTTGTTCACACATACATTAAAACGATGATAAAGTTAGTAGATTTTTTAAAAGAGAATGAAGATGGACCTGGAAGTTCAAAGCTGTCTCACATGTCTTTGGGTATGAAGACCACAAGAGTCGTAATATCTGGACCTGATGTCGCAACAAACCAAGAAAAAATCTTAAAGCTTGGACAGGAAATAGATCCTAACTTCGATGCTAAATTCTTCCCAGCAACAGGCAAAATTGTAGGATCAATGTCTCAAGTAAAAGTCCAACCTCTAAATCTAAAGCTAAGAGATCGAAAATGGAAAGCAGAGGCTGAAGCAAAAGCACAAGCACAGAGTTTAAAGAAATAAAACAAAAGGGACCCCATAAGGTCTCTTTTTACTTTGGAGAAATATTTTAAATTTCCGATAAAAAAGGTTACATTTATCTATATGACATTCACATTAACGATGCAGAACTTCTATCTCATAGTCATCTTCATACTCATGGGACTGCAGATATACCAATTTAGACTAATACACAGGTTACGTCAAGATCACAATACGCTTTGGCTTCAAGTTCAAAATGTAATCCTTGGAGTGGCCACAGCGATCACAAAACTCGAAAAGAAGATAGATGACAAAGAGTAGAGGACTTGGAGATACGATTGCAAAATTTACCCATTTCTTTGGACTAGACAAGTTTGCTTCATGGTTTGCAAAAAAAGTCTTAGGTTTAGAGGACTGCGGCTGTGATAGAAGACAGAGCAGGCTAAACAAATTATTCCCGTACAAAAAAAATAAAGTTTATGATAGAAAGGATCTATTTGAAAGTCGATACTTTGGACCTAGTGAAGGAGATGATCTCTCACATTAAGGACCATGAGTTTATTTCATTTGACACCGAAACAAATTCTCTAAATCCCAGACAAGGTAAAATAATTGGCTTTTCTGTATCAGGAGCTAAAGGCCTTGGCTACTACATGCCGACGATGTTATTTGTCAATGGTGAGCTCCTGGACGCTAAGATTGATGATATTTTATGTCATGATATAGCCAAGAGAGTGATATCCTTGCTTGTAGGCAAAAAGCTTATAGGACACAACCTTTCATTCGACTCGAGGTTCGTTAAAAACTTCTATGGCGTAGATCTTATAGACTCGATTTATGCAGACACGATCTTGATGGTACACACTATCCAAGAAGAGGGCGTGAACTCAGAGAATGGTCAAGGTAGTTTTGCACTGAAAGAAGTTGCAAGAAGCATTCAAACTCACATTGGTATTGACATTGACACAGAGGCAAACCAAGAGCAGATAGAACTTAAAGAGTCGATTAGAGCAAACGGCGGATCTACAACCAAGGATAATTACGAGATCTGGAAAGCTGACATCGATATTCTTTCAAAGTATGCATGTGCCGATACCGATCTTGCACTGAGAGTATTCGAGTACTATTTACAGAAGATACAAGAGCAAGGACTAAATGATTTCTTCTTTTTCCACGAGGTAATGCCACTTTACAGAGAGGTTACAATACCAATGGAAGACAAAGGCGTAAAGCTTGACATAGAACTAATCAAATCATCAAGAGAGAAGATCGACGCTGAGATGATCAAGTATCATGACATGGTCATAGAGGATTTACTTGGCAGAGAAGAGGTTCAAAGATGGATAGTACGAAAAGCACAAGAGGCATTCCCACCTACAAACAAAGGATCATTCGCACAAGAGACAGTAAAGTACTTTGGTCTTGATCTACCTAAATCTCCAGCGACAGGTAAATACAGTATTACAAGAGCATCTCTAGAAAAGCTGCCAGATTCCCCAGTAAAAAGATTTCTCATCGAAGGCTTTGAGTATGTTTTAGACCAAGAAGATCTAGATAAGATAAGTATGACTCTTTGGAAAAAGGATAATGATGATGCATTCTTCAATATCCAATCCAAAGACCAAATGGGTGATATCGCCTTTAATGCACTTGGGATAAAACCACTCTCAGAGACAAAGAAAGGCAAACCACAATTTGATGATGAATTGATCCAGAGCATCGCTGATCAACACTCTTGGGCATCTAAGCTTAGGATATATGGCAAGCTCTTAAAGATCAAATCTACATACATGGATCGCTTTCTGGACGCACATGAGGATGGTAGGTACTATTTCTACTATAAGCAACATGGCACAGTGTCTGGCAGGTATGGTTCAGATGCACAACAACTTCCAAGACCAAAAGAAGAAGGTGAAGATCATCCTATAGTTGTCGAGTATACAAACTTGGTAAGAGCATTCTTTATATCAGAAGAGGGCAATGCGTTTATCGATTGTGACTATGAATCACTCGAGCCTCACGTATTCGCCCACGTTTCTGGTGATGAGGGACTCAAGGATATCTTTAGAAATAACTGGGACTTCTACTCAACGATTGCGATAAAGACAGAAAAGCTAGATCAATATTCTCCAGACAAAAAAGCAGAGAACTTCCTTAGAAAGCATGCGCCAGCTCTGAGAAATAAAGCAAAGGCATATGCACTTGGTATTCCTTATGGTATGGGAGCTTATGCACTTGGAATGAACCTTGGCATACATCAAAAGAAAGCACAAGTCTTGATCGATGGTTATCTAGATGGATTCCCGGCGCTAAAGCAATGGATGGAAGACTCAAAGAACCAAGCACAGACTCTAGGATATGTTAAGACTCAAGTAGGCAGGATAAGGCACTTGGATAAAGTCAAGAAGATCTATGAAACACTTGGAGATGCGATCACAGACTGGCAAGTAAGGAATATGCTCAGTAAACAATATGGCAAAGACAAAGTCACAAAGATATACCGAGACTATGTCAATGGTGTAAATAACTCTCGTAACGTTCAGATTCAAGGTCTCTCGGCATCGATAGTAAACCGAGCAGCAATCGCAATCAACAGAGAACTTAAGAAGAGAGGCATAAATGGTTGGGTATGTGCTCAGATCCACGACCAGATAGTAACTGAAGTGCCAGATGAACACGCAGAAGAATGTGCAAAGATCGTACAAGAGTGCATGGAAAACACAACAAAGATCAGTATTAAATTAAAAGCCCCAGCGGCAATATCACACAACTGGAGAGATGGACACTAAACAAGAAATACTTAAAGGCATTAAGTACGAAAGATGGCCAACTCGAACTGTAGGAGGTCAGCAGACAAACGGACCACTTACTCAAGGCATCAGAGCATACCATGATGATTATCCATTTGAAGTGTGTTGCGTCGAGTTCCGTACCCAATTACAGAACCAAGATATGTGTTACCAAGCATTTGAATTATTCGTAGATACATTATTAACCAAAACAGGAAAAGTATGAAAAAGTTTATGATAATCGGAGTAATGCTACTTGCATCATGCTCGCCAAAATTCAACAAGATAAAAACCTCAGACGTAAAGTTTTCAGTGTGGACTATCGTAGAGAAGTACGAAGTATACGATACAGGATGCGTGTACTACTGGAACAGAGGCAGGAACTCATTCATAGACGATTGCAATAAGTATGATGTAGGTGATACAATAAAACATCAATAAAAATTTTAGGGAAAACACGAACGAAATATAAAAAGCATATATTTATTAGTGAAACACCCATAATCGTGTTAGTCTTGGGATAACTTCCCTTGAACAGTCATAGGCTGTAAAAAGATTAGCACTATTGTAAACAAACATAAAAAGGAGAATCATGTTCGCACCAAAATTACCTGTGTGGTATACCTCATTTGGACCAGGTCCAGAGGCCCACATCACATCAAAAAAGTCTAGGCTCAAGGTCTACGACAGCAAAAACATCTATCTCAAAGACGAATCAAATTTCGAGATAGAGTTACACAATCCCACATCGATAAGATACATGGCAAAGATTTGGATCAACGGCAAGTTGGTTTCCAAGTCTGGCATCGTCATTAATGCAAATCAACGAGTTTATCTCGAGAGGTTTATCGATGAGAATGCCAAGTTTGTATTCAAGACGTTTGAGGTCGATAACGTAGAAGAGACAAAGGCCGCAAGAGAAAAGAATGGCCTTGTTAAAGTTGAATTCTATCCAGAGGTCCAGACCATTAGAGCAAACAACATCACAACGGTTATGCCACCAGTATTCTATGACACATACCTTTACAAATCAGGAGATAGCATAGGATACGGATACACTACTTATTCAACGTCAACTTCTTTTTCTGGACCTATTACGCCTAGATCATCTAAGCTACTCAGAGAGACATCTTTTAATGAAGCCACGATGGATTCTATTGAGACAGGTAGAGTAGCACAGGGAGAGAAGTCAAGTCAGACATTTGCAAACACATCAGGAAACTTCACACAGACTCCATGCTACACATACGAGATCCAATTACTTCCAGAGTCACTAAAAGCAATAGAGGCAAGTGAGATCAGGAACTACTGTGGAGAGTGTGGAGTACGTATAAAGAAATCAAACTGGAAGTACTGTCCAAACTGTGGAGAAAAACTATAAAAATTAAATAGGTTGTGGGTGTTTCAATTTAATCCACTGAAAACAAAGGTTTCATTTTATCACAAAAAAATAATATAATAAAGTTATGAGCATCTCAATAGACATAGATCTGGACGTAGAAGACATCATAAATAACATCTGGAGAAAGAGCGATAAAATAGAATTGCTTGAAGGACTCCTTGATGACTTAGATCCAGTTGACGTTCTTAAGACAATCAAATCACACGAATCTTATACTGATAGGTCAAATCAAGTCAGAGCCGCTCTTACAGGAGATGATGTTTCATTCTCTAGTGCATGCGAAAAGATAAGTGCAAACCGATGGAGAATGAATCTAGAAGACGAAGAGTACATTTTAAAATTAGCAGACAAATTATAATTATGAACATCAAACCAAAAAATGGGTACATCGTATTGAAACCCGTAGAGACCTCCGAAGAAATGATCGGAAACATCATCCTGCCTGACATGGGAAAGGAGAGGCCTGAGACTGGCGAAGTCATCGCAGTGTCTGGAACTTACAACTACCACTCAGATCGTATAATCACATCAGATCTAAAGGTAGGAGAAATCGTAATGATCCCTAAGATGGGCACGACTAAGATCAGTTTTGGAGGAGAAGATTATTACATCACAAAAGAGACAGAAGTCTTAGCAGTATTAGGATAATATGAACGTAGAACAAATAGCACAGGTTGCGCATGAAATCAACAAGGCATATTGCCACAGCATCGCAGATCATTCTCAACCAACATGGGAAGATGCACCTCAATGGCAAAAGGACTCAGCAGTAAGCGGAGTAAAATTCCACATCGCAAATCCAGATGCCACACCAGAAGCATCTCACGAAAGTTGGATGAAGCAGAAGACAGAAGACGGTTGGAAATACGGTCCGGTAAAGAATCCAGAGACCAAAGAACACCCATGCTACGTGCCATACGAGCAGCTTCCAGTAGAACAGAAAAGCAAGGACTATCTCTTTAGGCAAGTCATTCACAGTCTAAAATCACACATCACACAGTAATATGAGCACAACAAATAGCGTTTACGGAACAGAACTCAAGGAACAACTCCTTGCAGGCATTGAAAAATTGAATAACACGGTATCGTCTACTCTGGGCCCTGGAGGTCGCACAGTTTTGATACGTGAACCAAACGGGGAGGTAAAGGCGACAAAGGACGGTGTCACAGTTGCAAAAGCATTCCTTAAACTCGAGAATGACTTCGAGGATCTTGGAGCACAGATGGTAAAGCAGGTATCTGTCAAGTCAGCAAACGAGGCGGGAGACGGTACCACTACATCGACACTGCTTGCTACCCAGATGATCAAAGAGGGAATGAAGGCGATACGTCAAGGCACAAACGCAGTTGAGGTAAAATCAGGTATCGACAAGGCTGTGAGCATGGTAATCGAAGAGCTGAAGAAGATCTCAGTAGACGTGAGCACAGAAGACCAGATCAAGCAGGTGGCAGTCATCTCAGGCAACAACGATCCTGAAGTAGGCGAGCTGATCTCTGCAGCAATTGATAAAGTAGGACGTGAAGGTCTTATCACAATCGAAGAGTCAAAGATCGGTGAGACAACACTTGAGACAGTAGAGGGCATGCAGTTTGATCGCGGTTACAAGAGTCCATACTTCGTGACTGACAACACAACAATGCAGGCAGTGATGGAAGACGCCTACATTATGCTGTACGATGGCAGGATCAACTCGATGAACGAGGTGGTACCGTTCCTACAGAAAGCAAACTCTGAGAACAAATCAATCCTGATCGTAGCAGAAGACTTCGGAGACGAGGCGCTTGCTGTATTGATAGTCAATAAGATGCGTGGAGTAGTCAAGGTATGTGCTGTTAAAGCTCCTGACTTTGGAGACCGTAGAACACTTCTGCTCGAGGACATGGCGATTCTCACAGGCGCAACTCTGATGTCAAAGAACAAAGGACACAAGCTTGAGAAGATCCAGTCTACCGAAATGGATAAGTTCCTAGGTAAAGCAAGGATCGTGACAGTAGGTAAGGAGGAGACAACGATAATCGACGGCAAAGGAGATGCAGATGCAATCGTAACACGTTCACAGGAGATCAAAGACCAGATAGACAAGGCACAGTCATTCTTTGAAAAGGAAAAGCTTCAAGAGAGACTAGGCAAGCTTGTAGGTGGTGTAGCAATCATCAACGTAGGCGGTAACTCAGAGATCGAGATGAAAGAGAAGAAGGACCGAGTTGAGGACGCACTGCTTGCAACAAAGGCGGCACTCGTAGACGGTATACTTCCAGGTGGTGGCATAGCGCTCATCAAGGCGATCACGGCGATGAAGAACAATACAATAGGATGGAAAGACAATGAAAAGCTTGGATTCCAGATCGTATTTGAAGCTTGTCACGCACCGTTTAAGAAGATCCTCTCTAACGCTGGTATAGAAAACTGGTATGAGATACTGCACGGAGTCAACTCAAAGGACGACAGGTTTACTACATACGACGCTAAAAATGGTTGCATAGTAAATGGAATTGAGGCAGGACTTCTTGATCCTACTAAGGTTGTAACATCTTCTATCAAAAACGCAGCAGGCGTAGCTGGTACGATCCTCACAGTAGAGTCAGTAGTACTGGAGAAGAAGTCAGAAAAAGAGGAGAACTCAGGAGATGGACTTCCTAATATGGCAGGAATGATGTAATTTTATAAAAAGGACACGGTTATGAAAGCAGCACTTATATCGATAATGGGAAACGTAGGCTCTACCTTTAATACACAGGGTGGAGGCTACGGTCTCATTTGTACAAAGATGGTCAAAGACCTCAATCCACAAGACACAATAGATGTCAATCCAGATCCAAGTACATGGGGCGATTATGAAAAGCTCTATGTGTGTGAAGGAGTAAACTTCGTAGATGGTAGTTTCAATGTACCAGGAGGACCTCAGCCAATTCACACTCAGAAGATGGAGGCGATATCCAAATTTGAAGGCGAGTTTGAGTTTGTAAATAAGACCTTTGATTTTAGAAAGTTCAACCAGAGGATAAAAGTTGATAGTGATAATTGGCCGATAAGTAGTGCAGTAGATTACTTCTCAAAGCCAAATCCTTATATGGTCATTGGAGATTCACATTCACTTTCTGTTTGGAAACCTGGATATGCTCTAAGTTTTAATCAAGGCAAGACTCTGCACGGATGGTTGAAACACGCAAATGCTCAGGCAATAAATCAATTGAGACCAGGTGGAGTAGTCCTTTACTTTGGCAATATTGATCTGAGATTCCACTTAGGTCGTATGGAAGATCCTTACAAAGCCACAGAGGAATTGTTTACAAAATATGTAAACTTTGCCAAAGAATTAAACCACGCAACCCTAGTTCAATTACTTCCAGTAGAACATGAGTCTAGAAAAATCCCAGGCACAGGACTCTATAAAGGCAAGCCATTCTATGGAACACGTCAACTAAGGATGGAATTGAGGGATATTGCAAACGAAATTATCGCACAATCAGGATTAGATTACATGTCATGGACACAAGACTGGGTAGACTCAGATGGTACAAAGATGCTAGATGTATTGGAGTCAAAGCAATCAGTACATATAAAGCCAAAATACTATCCGTACTTACAAGAAATATTGTCCTAATATCCACAACATTTTTATATTATATTATGAACATACTCGAACACGCTCAAGATATTGTGTATCGCCGAGCTGAAGAATCCTCTAGGAAATACGGTCCTATGAAAGAGAGCATGGAGAAGGCTGCAACATTGGCTTCTACTATGACAGGCAAACAAATCACAGCAAAAGACATGTACCTCTGTATGGTAGCTTTAAAGATGTCAAGGGAATCTTACTCAAAGAAGTACGATAATGTTCTTGACACGATAGCATATTTGACAGCGATGGTAGAGCATTACAAAGACGAATACGACAAAACAAAATAGAATGAAGATCCAAAAAATTCGCGACGTTAAAACACCATCAAGAGGCACATCAAAAAGCGCAGGCATCGACTTTTACACTCCAAACGATATGAATCCTATTCTTTTAGGACCTGGAGAAGATGCGCTAATTCCATCAGGCATAAAGGCTCAAGTACCGCCTGGATACGCACTGATAGCTTACAATAAGTCTGGAGTAGCAACAAAGAACAAACTCACAAAAGGCGCAGAGGTAGTAGACGAAGATTATACCGGAGAGATCCATATCCACGTATTCAACTCAGGAAAAACCACATCGATGATCAATCCAGGACAAAAGCTTATACAGTTTATCCTCATAGAAATGAACTACGAGAACATAGAAGAGGTAGAGTCTTTAGACGAGATTGAAACAGAAAGAGGCGCTGGAGGATTTGGTAGCACTGGAGTACACTAAGATGGAAACTTACAATTTATACGGATACGGAGTCCAGATCAGCGTATACACAGAAGCACAACTTAAAGAAATGACAAAACAACATAAACTAGACACCGTCTACTTAAATATTGCAA